GCCCGTCACAGGGCAATCGGGGGCGCCGCTGGCTGGGCAACTGGCCAGCGGCGTTTTCTTTATGGAACCAGCAATCCAGAACCTGGACTACCTCCGGCAACTCATTGCCGAGACCCGGAAGCCGGAGTCCGTGGACATCATCAAACTGCGCATGCTCCAGGGAACTGGCATGGGCATGGACAGCATCCCAACCAAAAAGGGTGACGAGTAATGTACGCCGCTGGCACCGACCTGACAAAGTTGCCGTTCACGGATACCATGCAGCCGAATCCGCTGTACAAGCCGCAGTCGAACGCACAGAAGAACGATCAGCAGTGGGGGCAGGGTAACTGGGCGTACTCAACTGCCCAGCCGCAGCAGCCCGCCGCGCCGCAGACCAAGCAGTCCGGATCGATGGACTTCTCTGCCTACTCCCCCGGCAAAGCGCAGCCGACGCAGACACCGTCAACGGGCACGACATACGATCCACAGGGCGGGTACTACAACGCAAGCGGCCAGAAATTTGGCGCAATTGTGGATTATGTCCCTGGGCTTTCGTCACAGCAGGCACAGTCCTCATATGGCCAGCTAGCCAACAGCAAGGGCTATTATCAACAGCAGCCAAATCCTTCCTTGGGGTCCGCCTACTCACCGTCTAACCAGGGGCTGGTGTGGAACCAGACGGAACAGGCGTATCTCCCTCCGGCGCAGCCCAAGCAGCCGGCCATGCAACAGCCGACCACCATGCAGGCCGGAGTCTACGGGCCGGGGGGAGAATACTACGGAGCCAATCAGTCTCAGGGACTTGCAGACGCCATGCGGCAGCGCGATGCGTTCGTCCAGCAGTCCATGCAGGCGATCATGCCGTATCAGGTGGCCAACTTCACCAAGCAGGACTTTGGTGCGCCACAGATCGATCTCCAAGGACTTCGCAATTCCGCCTCGCAGATGGTGCAGGACGGGTTCTACAACCCGTTCACCAAGTACTTTGAGCAACAGCAGCAGCAGCAGACGATGGCTCCGGAGGCCCTGAATCCGTACGCACCTCCCAGCCTGTACGGGAATCCATACGGCATGCAGCAGGCTAATCCGTACTTCATGCCGCAGATGAACCCGTACTTCATGCAGGCCCCTCCCAGCCTGTACGGCCCGCAAAATACATCAATGCCTCGCGGCAACGTGGACCCCAACTTGCCGTCTGACACAGGCTGGTGGGGCATGGGGCCGCAGCCGCCCGTGCAGGCCGGCCCGTATTCGGGGGGCGGCTCCGGGCCCGCGCCGCAGACGGAATACATCAACGTCAGAACCGGTGAGCGCAAGACGGCTGACGTTGGCGCCCATGATGCTGGTGACAACTCCGGCTGGAGGAGCGTCGATGCCTTGGGGGATCGCCTGAGTCAGCCGCAGGCCAGTGGCCCGCCGATAGTGAATCGGCCGTACAACGACCGCAGCGCTCCTGGGGCCGAGGCAGTCAAAACCAACGCGACGGAAGTCGGCCGGTACACCACGTTCGGCGCGCCAAGCCCGAGCCCAGAGGCGCCGCCACGCCCAGGCATGACGTACGTCCCAGCCGAATACCGTGACGGCAAGCTCTGGTCAGATGCCCACTACGTCAACAACGCGCCGCCGATTCCGGAGTACGCACCGGATGGGATGACTCGCCCCGGCGGAGCAACTCCCCTTATTCGCAGCGACGGCTGGAGCGGCTACTACGACCCGGCCACCAACCAGACGGTCACTGAGCGGGAAGCGAGACCGGATCCGCGCGCCACCGCCGCCCGCCCCGGCCAAGCCCAGCCCATTCAGCCTCCGACCACCGGAATGCCGTACGGGAATCCGTTCCTGCGATCAAACAAACCTTCGGCAGAAGAGGCCCAAGCAACGCTGGAGCGCAACAAGGCGGAGAGGAGGAGGCTCGCCAGGGAGCGACAGGAGCGGGATTTGGCGCGCAAGCAGAAACAGTGGGCCACCAACCAGCAGCTTGGCAACTCCGCTGTGATCGCGTGGAACCGCCTCCAGGGTCGATAGACATACGTCCAGTTATCTGATATACTCACTCTCCCCCGAGGTGATACATGCAACAACGCAAGCTGAACGTCGGTCTGGTCACTTTCTCCTACGGCGGCAACGGCGGGATTTCCTCTGAAGTCCCAGACATCAGGGAGTGGATGACACCCCTCGTTGCCGAGGCGTCCCGGGATCCACGGATTGAGAACATCCGCATCTGGAACCTTGCCGACACGCCGATCACCATGACCCGCAACCGGGCCGTTCTCCAGGCCCGTGAGTACGGGGTGGATGTGTTGGTGATGATCGATTCGGACATGAAGCCCGACTGCGAGCCGGGAGGCAAGCCGTTCTTTACCTCGTCCTTTTCTTTCCTGTACGACCACTACGAAAAGGGCCCGTGTGTCATCGGTGCCCCGTACTGCGGCCCGCCTCCGATGGAGTGCGTGTACGTCTTTGAATGGCGGAACATGCAGACCGACAATCCGAATCCGGACTTCCAGTTGAAGATGTACGAACGCTCCCAGGCCGTGAAGATGTCAGGCATTCAGGAATGCGCTGCGCTCCCCACGGGCCTGATCATGTACGACATGCGGGCCTTTGAAATCACGGAACCCAAGACCGAAGCGGACAAGCCGTGGTACTATTACGAATTTCCCGACAAGTATCAGGCAGAGAAAGCGTCCACGGAAGACGTAACCATGACACGCGATCTTTCGTTGGTTGGTACGCAGAAGCTGGGCTACAACCCCGTGTTCTGCAACTGGGATGCTTGGGCGGGCCACTGGAAGCCGAAGTGTGTCGGCAAGCCGCAGTTCATCGAAGCCAAGCACATTTCCGAGAAGTTGAAGCAGTCATGGGAAGCCAACTTCGATTCGACCGTGAAGATCGTGGACCTAAAGCCCAAGTTCAAAGTGAGTGTCTAGCGAACGGACCTGCGCCGAGTGCGGCAAGACCTACCCGCTAGACCCCAAACACTTCCACAAGTCGAAGGACGGCTACCACTCCAAGTGCCGTCACTGCCGCAATACGATTGCGAAGAAGAAGCGCAAGCGTAAGACCGACAAGAAGCTAGAAGAGATTGAGAAGGGTGCGGTCGATCTCTTCATTGCGGCCGCCCGCCTGGGTGGATCGAACATCCCCCATTCCTCTGAGTTGGTGGAGATCCTCTACACCTACTTCGGTGGCGTGGCGGGGTTTGGCAACGCCTGGATGAAGCAGTTCTACGACGCTCCTGCCGGCGGTGCATTCAGGACCAAGATGCTGGAGACGATGGTCCGGCTGACTGCACAAAATTCCGCAGATGGTGGTGCAAAGAAACCGCTCACCCTCTGGTCCGAAGACGAATTGGAAACGGAGCTACAGAAGCGTGTTCTGGAAGCGGCGACGGTCATCAACGCCTTACCACAGAAAGACCTCAATGACGCAGTGCGAAACTTGCAAGTGGTGGATCGAAGTCAACAAGGAGCCACGAATTGGGTTGTGCCTCCGGTATCCCCCGACGCCAATGGAGAACGGGGACAGCCGCTTCCCAATGACAACTCCGGAAACGATGTGCGGTGAACATGAAAACGCAAACAGAACTCCAGCGGCTGGGTGATGCGGTCGTCGTCCTGAAGAACCTGAGACGGTATTGCTCAGAGTTCCTCACTGGGACCAGACCGTCCGACAAGTCGATAGTGGAAGCCATAGACATCGTCCTCTCTGAACTCAATGCGCAAGCACCCAAAGATCCCCCCACCTCCGACCGCTAGTGCCCCGATTGCGGGCATGACGAAGCACGCGCTGGACTCCATGAAGGAGTTGCAGCAGGAGATCGCGGAACGTCGTATTGAGGCGCTGCGGCTGTACACGCCCATGCCCAAGCAGGACGAGATCCACCAGTGCATGGCGAGCGAGCGGATCGTGATCGGCGGAAACCGTGCGGGTAAAACGCTGTGTGTCGCGGCGGAAATTGCCCGCGCGGCGACAGGCCAAGACCCCCACAACAAGTATCCCAAAGAGGGCGGCAACCTTGTGATCGTTGGCAAGGGGTGGACCCACATCGGCATGGTGATCCACAGGATCCTGTTTCGCCCAGGTGCGTTTCGGATGATCAGGGACGAGGAGACGAACAAGTGGCGGGCGTTCATTCCCGGCAAGGACGATGCAAGAAGGGGAGAGGCCAAACCCGCGCCTCCTCTGATCCCTCCAAGAATGATCAAAGAGATCGCCTGGGTGCAGAAGAACGCCGGCTATCTCCAGAAGGCAGAGTTGATTACTGGATGGACGATCTACTGCTTCTCATCAGAAGGTGAACCCCCGCAAGGTTTCGCGGCCGATTTGGTCTGGTGTGACGAAGATTTGTCCAATGAATCTTGGGTGGGGGAAATGCAAGCCCGCCTCGCGGATCGCAAAGGCCGCTTTATTTGGTCGGCCATGCCACATTCCAAGAATGATGCGCTCCTTGGACTGTGCGAACGTGCCGAGAAATCTGAGAACGATCCCAACGCAATCATCCGCAAGTTCACGCTGCGCTTCTTGGATAACTCCGCGATAGATGACGAGGAGAAAAAGAAGAACATCGAACGCTGGTCGGCTCTTGGCGTGGACGAACTCCGCATGCGTGCGGAGGGTGAATTCACCACAGAATCCACGCTCATGTATCCGACGTTCAACACGGCGGTCCATGTCATGCCCAGGTCGCATCTCCCGGACGGGCAAGTCCCCAGCGACTGGACCCGCTACGTTGCCATTGATCCGGGGCATACGGTCATGGCGTGCCTCTTTGCAGCCATCCCGCCCGACGAGCGATTCATCCTCTTCTATGACGAACTGTACATCCGGCAGTGCAACGCCCTGATCTTTGGGGAACAGTTCGCAGCCAAGGCGCAGAACCAGCACTTCTACAACTGGATCATGGACATGCACGGCGGCATGCTCCGCGACCTTGGGTCAGGCAGACTCCCGCATGAGCTATACAGCGAGGAACTGAAGAAGCGGAACATCCGCTCGCAGATATCGGGCTTTGGATTCACTCCAGGCTCAGACGACATCCCGGCCCGCACGGCGCTGATGCGGAAGCTCCTCCACATCCAGGGAGACGGGACGACGCGGTTCAAAGTCCTGGAGAGCGGGTGCCCCAACTTCCTGCGGGAGATTAAGCGCTACCGCAAAAAGACCACTACGGTCAACGGTCAGGTCTACGTGACCGACGAACCGCAGACGCGAGGCGAAGTCCACGCCTGTCAGGCCGCAGAGTACATGTGTGCCTACGAACCCAAGTATCACAAGCCCCCCAAGGTCATCGGGCCAGAGCCGTGGTGGGTGAAGTATCTGGCCGACAAGCGCCGCCGCCAACAGAAAGACGACGACGGTGTCTTGTACCTCTCTCCAAAAGGGAAATACCAATGAGCGATTTCGTCATGCCCAAGGCCGAATTGGGCGAGTTTGTCTTCTTCCATGCCCATGATGGCGCCAAGCCGGTGCCGGCCCTGGTTACCGACGTATCTGCCAGAACGCTCACGCTGTGGGCTATCGCCCCGGGCTACGGCGGGACGGAGAAGGCGTCCGTCCACCATGTCGATGACCCGGGCGTGAATGAGTTCCCGGCGTGGAAGTCCTACGGTTTTTGGCAGCACAAGCCGGCTGGGCAGTTGGCCATCCTCTCGGAACGTGTCGCCCTGCTGGAGAAGCGGGCGGAAAAGGACACTAAGAAGTAGGAGTGCCCATGGCAGAAGACAATCCCCTCCGGCCGGTTACAGCCGGCTGGCTAAAACTGATCAAGGCGGCGCAGACCCATAAGCGACCTTTCAGTGACGATGCGAAGGAAGCTCTGGGGTTCTACGCCTCCGATCCGGAGGCCATGTGGGGGCCGGAACAGGCCCGTGCCTACGCCAAGGGGATTGATCTTCCTGCCGTGCGAATCTGCGTGAACCGCGTTTGGGAGGCCGTTCGTCTCTTTACGTCGGTCATCCATCACCGGAATCCCACTCGGGCAGTGACGCCGAAGGACTACCCAGTCGTCCCGGCGCCGCTCCTGGGGATCTTCCCGCAGCCGCCGGTTCCGCAGATGGGGCCCAACGGTCCCGTCATGGGTCCGGATGGCCAGCCGGTGATGATGCCTGACCAAGGGATGATGGCCTACCAACAGGGCATGGAACAGCAGCAGTTCAACTACGAACGCAGGCGGATCATCGCTGCGCTCCTGGAACAGTATCTGAACTACACGCCCAACGAACTGAACCTGAAGCAGCACTCCCGGAAGGTTGTGGAAGAGGCGTTCATTAAAGGCGCTGGCGTGTGGTGGCACGAACTGTACTCCCCTCCTGGAAGTGCAGTGAAGTTCGCCGGTTCCTTCTACGACTCAGTGGACAACCTCGTCTGGGATCCGGATGCCGATGAGTTTGAGGACATCCGCTGGTGTGCCCGCAAGCGTATTCAACCCATCGATGAAGTTGCAGCGAAGTTTGGTCTGTCCCGCGACGATCTGAAGGGCCACCTGGAATCGTATGCCTCCAGGTCGGATGAGAAGGAGCGCGGCTATGAGAACAAGCGCCGCAACGGTCAGACGAACGACATCATCTGCTATTGGGAAATCTATTCTAAGACCGGCTTCGGTGACCGGCTGAAGGACGCCGACAAAGACCTCCGTGGCAAGTTCGACGCCATGGGGCCCAACTGCTACCTCGCTGTGGCAGAGGGCGTTGAGTTTCCGCTGAACATGCCGCTCCCCATGCTCCAGGAGCCGGTAGACGAAACAGGCGTGTCGCAGCAGATGTTCATGGCTTGCCAATGGCCGATTCCATTCTGGGCAGAACCGGGCGGCTGGCCGTTCACCTTGCTCGCATGGCACGGCAAACCCGGATACTCATGGCCGGTCTCTTTGATCCGTCCGGCTATCGGGGAATTGCGATTTATTAATTGGGCGATGAGCTTCCTCGCGACCCGCGTTGCGACCTCATCGCAGACGCTGATCGGCGTATCCAAGGCTGCGGACCAAGACCTGAAGTCGAAGATCCTGGAGAAGTCTGAGAAGGGCTTCAACATTGTCGAAATCTCCGAAGCGGTCGGCCGGTCGGTCAACGATGTGATCTCGGTCTTCAACATGCCCGGGGTGACCCAGGACATGTACCAGATCATCGCAGAGGTCACGGCACTCTTTGACCGGCGTGTGGGTCTGACTGAGCTGGTGTACGGGATGACCAGGAACCAGTTCAGATCAGCCGCAGAAGCACAGGTGAAGGCGGAACAGATTTCGGTACGGCCGGACGACTACGCTTCGATTCTGGAAGACGCTCTATCGGAAGTCGCGCGCAAGGAAGCACTGTGTGCGCGGTGGCTGATTTATCCCCAGGATGTCGAACCGCTCTTGGGACCGATGGCCGCACAGGCATGGGGCATGCATGTTCAGGGAGAGAACCCGGACAGCATAGTCCGCGAGTACTCATACCGCGTTGAGGCGGGAAGTGCGAGGAAGCCCAACATCGCGACCCGCATCGAAAACATCACCAATGCCATGCAGATCCTCGCACCCATTTCCCAGGGATTGCTCCAGGCCGGCAGGCCGGAACTCTTCAATGCTCTCTTGGAAGACTGGGGCAAGGCCATGCAAGTCGATGTCGCTCGCTACATGATTCCGCCCCCGCCCCCAGGACCGCCGCCTGGAACTCCACCAGAACAGCCGCCACAAGAACAAGCCAATGCAAATCCCCCAGCAAATCAGTGATCGCGGCCGAGAGGCTGTGGAGGTCTACAAGAACGCCCTTCAGTATGGAGAGCGGTTCGCGGAGATGGTCGCACTTCAGATCGCTCCCGGGACCAAAGGTTCCGACCGGGCGTTTATGCAGGGCCGCATGAACAACCAGCAGTTGGATGACATGCCCGCCGAATCCGCCAAGTGGATGGTCAAAGAAGCCGAGGCAGCCGGGATCAACATCTCCGGCAAATACTACTGCGGCGGTCTGGCTGACAAGCGACGTTGGCAAGACCCGGAGGCGTGGGTCTCGTCCAACGACGATGTCCTGCGAGTGGCCAAGAAGCGCCGGCTCGCGGTATCGGGGACAGTGAATTATGACCCCGGTCCTGCCGCACCGAAGCGGAAGCTGATCAACGAAAAGATCGTGGCCGAAGAGGTCAGGAAGGAACTCCGCAAGAACCCGGGAGCCAAGGCCGGGGAGGTGCGGGAGCGATTCATCGACAAACATGCCTACAAAGCGAAAGGGCGAACATGAGCGAGATTGAGCGTTTCTCCACTGGGGCCACCATCACGGCCGGGTCTTCTGCGGCTACCACCACGCCGCGATTCCCGTTTGGTCGGTATGCCGGCGGCGGCGTTCTGATCGGTAGCACCAACGGTGCCACCCAGATCAACTGGCACGTTTCCGCAGGGGCCGAAGACACTCCCGTCCGCATCTACGCCGATGGATCTGCTCTGACAACCGCCGTGACCGTGGGCGCCCATCCCATTCCGGATGCCTGCTTCGGCTTTGCCTACGTCGCGCCCGTCGTCGTCGGTGCCACCACCTGCGCCATGACGGTATCTGTGAAGGGTTAGCCATGTTTGAACACATCATCCTCGCCCTGCTCCTCGCCGCCGTCTTCGTCCTAGCGATCCGCAGCCGCTAATTTCCGTCTCTCACCACAAGAGCGTCGTTCCATGTGCCCGATGAGCCCGAAACTCCTGCGACCGCGAGCCAGCGGCGGCCCGATCCAGGCTGCCGTTGCGGCGGGAGCAAACAGCGCG